TACACCGATGTTTATAATAAATGCATTTCGTATATTAATTGCATCTGTAAGAACTCTAAATGATTTTAAATAGTTTAAAATATTTTGTTTAGTTGCTACGTTTACGTTTACTAATTTAGAATCACTATCATAACCAAGTACATAGATATTTAATGAGTTTGGATTCATCCCATTATAAGCAAGTTCATCTGATACGGCTTCTATATTTAGTTGATCATCTTGTACTAAATATGCCTTTGCTATACTACCAAACCTAGGTGGCATACTATATATTCGTGAAATATAGTCTTCTGCCGTAACAGCTCTATTTTGTGCTGCAAAAAATGATAATGCATTAGTTTTTATCTCATTTAATGATTCAGCGTCCTTGCCACCAGATGCTGGTTCCGGGTTATTAACGCTTAATGATTGTCTGACAATTGATGCCAATGTTTGGTCTAAGTTTGAATCGTTAAATGTTATGTTTCTAGTTAAGATTGTAGTTAATGTGTTTGATGCAACGTTATCGTTTAATCCACCACCAACTCTGTATCTAAATGTTAATTGAGTATTTGATGGTGCAATTCCATAATTTTTCGTATATAAGAAATTAGATGGATCAAGTGAATCACCAATCATTGTAGAAAATGGTGATAATATAGTACCATATAAAGATGGATCAGGGGTTATCTGCTCATCAACTGAGCCAAGTACCCCAGGACCAAACTGTATTAATGTTGAGTTATCATTCAACAAACGTGTTGTAAACCTTTTTGATACTTTTCTTAATTTTAATAGGTATGGTGTTTCATTATTTAAAGTATATAGTTCTCTGTCATTTCTTTTTATGTTTCTAACAGATTCTATTATTACATCTTGCGCTAAATACGGTACGTTATACCAAGTATCACCTTCCCCATCTACTGCATCAATTATTTCAATTATTTTAGAATCATTTAATTTTACAGAATTATAAGGTATTACATTTCCGAAATCAAATTTTGCAGTTCTTATTTTTCCGCTTGATGCAATTACTGATTTTTTTATCAAATAAAAAGATGGTTCATTTGTTGTTGGATCTATTTCATAGACTGATATTTCTATTGGACTTGCGCTTGAACTATATGAAAAATCAACATAATCGTTAGTTATAAAATTAACATTTGAATTTAAAGCAGGGGCTACAATAGCATTTGCATCTACAATCATTGCATATCTCATATCAGGAACATTTTGATCTCCTGTACCGACTGATGGTACAAGTTGATAAAAATCTAATGTTACAGTTGCTGGGGTTGTTAGTTTGGGGGTATACCCGAACGTCTGTGCAATTGAGACTATATTCTCTTTTTCTTCTGCCTCTAATAATAAGGATTCTTTAAATTGTATATCGGTATAATATGACAATACGTCTCCGACATATGAGGACATTTCCACGAACATCATACCAGGTGATGCTTCATTAAAATCTCTATATATAGACGGATAGTATGCCTGTGCAAATGAAATTAAATCATCTCGCAACGATCCAAAATCTCTAGATGTATATTTTATTTTTTTTGGTATTAGTTCTGTCATATTTAAACTACCGTTACAATTCCTTGATTATTTATAAATATAACAACATTTATATTTGCAAATGTTGCATCGAAAGAAACAACTAAATCTATTTTTAAACTATGTATTGCCTCACCCGTTGATACTTCTGGTGCTGGTTGTGATACTCTAATAGAGCGTAATACTAGATACGGCGTCCATGTTTCTAATGCTTTTACAATAGTTGAACGAACAAAGCCTTCCAATTCTCCATCTGCATCAAACTGTTCAAATACAGCTTTATATAAATCGGTTCCAAAATCAATGTGATATAACCGTTCTCCTTTACGAGTAGATAATAAATTTAAAAGATTTGTTTTTGCCTGATCGATTGAAAAGTAGGATTTTCTAAATAAACCGCCACCTTGAGTATTAAATGGCAATAGTATCCCGATTGAATTATTAAATTCATAAGAACCACTTTGATCTGTGGTTACAAAAGGCTGATCAAGTCTATTAAAATTAAATGCCATTGTTTATTTTGTTAATTTTTTCATAAAATCACTATAGTTCTTATTAAAAACTGCGTCTAATTCTGGCGGGATTTCCATGCCATCAAATTGCATTTTTGCACTATTAGATTCCATACCGTATTCCCGATCTAATTCATTTTTAAATCCCATCAAACTTTCTCTTAAAGTTGCTGTACTAGGTTGAGTTATATTATGTTCTAGTGTTGTAGTGTACGATGAGTTTACTTTTGAATTTGTATTACCAGAATTTTTATTTTCAATAACCATCCGTTGACTGGTGACTTCTGTCATTTCTTTTATAATTTTAGAAGCATAGAAATCTAATTCTTCTCTAACAATTTTTCTTATCATTTTTTCAAAAAGTTCAGTTTTCATAATAAACCCTATAGTTGTTCGAATAATTCATATAAATTTTCTATTTTTGACGTAGTTTTTATAAATTGATTGTCTTTTTTGTTAATCATGTCAATAATATAATCCTGCAAATCTGATTGCATTCCAAACAAAAGTCCATTTTTACAAATATTTCCGTAATCTGAGCTGCTTAAATCGAAAAAATGTGCCTTATCTGGTTTGTAAAGATTTAACATTTTTTTAAGTGATGATTTTATAAAAAAAATATCTTTTTTTGAAAATTTATCACTATTAATATAATTATCACCGGCTGTAATATAAAACATAGAATCTATTTTTTCTGTTAATTTATAATCTTTAGTTTTTATACCAACCAATAGTAAAAATTCATAAATATATCTTGGTGATGTTTTATTAGTGCTGTTCCATAATTTGTTTTCTTTTTCTAGAATAATTAAGCATGATTTCCATGAATAAATACTTTTTAACAAATCATCTAAATTAGATAGATTAGTAGATGGATTTAAGTATGTTATATCACTGCCATTATTACTATAATGTATGTCTTTTTGCAGTGTTATCTTAAAAGATGAGTCCCACAACGGATGTGTTCTATCTACAATTATATTTTCATTAAAAGTTGTTTTGTCAACAGCAAAATTAAATGGAGATTCTACTAAAGTAATACCATTTACTTGTTGTGTATTAACTACTACATAATCACCGTTGCTACCAGATAACTCAAGATATGACCCGGACACAGAAGATGGAATAGTTTTACTATAATCTGTTTTATACGGAATAGATCTGACATTTTCTACATCATATATAGTACTTAAATTTGGATTAAAGGAAAGATTTTCTATTTCAAATCCAGTTGATGCAAATCTGAATAATAATGATGAGAATAGTATATTGTTTATATTTAGGGACCCATACCCCAGATAACGTCTATTATCACTATTAAAATATTTAATCCTATTATTTTTCATAGGATATCTAGCATCAAGTTCATCATTATTATCTTCAAACACCGATACTATAGAATATTTGCAAGTTAAATAATGTAATTGATTTCCATAGTCAAACAATACATCTATATTTGGATTTACATTTCCGATTTGTTTTGGATTTAAACATAAAATCTTATCAACCAAATTTTGTTGAGAATCAACAAATTCTATTATACTTTCTTCATAAAATGGTGATAAATATGTTATCCTACTTGAATCGGCATCACAATAAGAGGACACAGATTCAAATGGTATTTCATCAGCAGTAATATCGTCAAATACCTTTTCACGTGAAGCTTTTAATGCTTGATAAATAGCATATGACACCACAACATTCGAAGAGGGAATGTATTTAGTGCTTATCTTATTTTTCTTCGCATATGTTATTATATCCATTTTTTTATTTTAAATAAATTAAAAATCTATCAGATTTAATGTTATTGGAATTTATATTACCAACTAACTGTACATAAAGCCAGTCTCTTCTTATTTGATTTGTATTAGGATTCTTTGATTGTTCTGTTTTTTTATAAACAATAGAAAACTCATATCTATATCCAGTGTATATACCACAGTTACAATTGGATTTTACATTATTTGTATTTTGTGTTGATGTCTTTTGCGTAGAAATATTATTTCTTGATGTATTAGTATGTGCAACCGAATTTCTATTTGGCGGTATTCTTTGTGTTATATTTGCTAGTGACACATCGTCTGGTAACACAACTGGATCTGGGCTGTCTACATTAAACTGCTGTATATTTTTATTCATAATTTACCTCTTGACAAAAGAGCCAATTTTTATTTTAAAATCAGCTTGATTTAATGGAGTACATGTAAAATTATTTTTTTGTATTTGTGGGCCCACAACTTTTCCACCGGATTTTTCAATTATATCTTTATATACACGTGCTACGCAATTGTTACACGCTAGATAAAATCCTTTGTTATATTCATACCGTAATCTATCAATCCATTCTCCTATGCTTGCAGGTATTGCACTTCCCCCAAATGTATTATTTCTTATATTTCTTTGTATAGATTTAGGTAGTACCGTATAGGGAGTATTTTCGTTTTTTATATATTCTCGTATAATTTCACTACCTCCACGAATTCCCTGATTCCATAGTAAATAAAGCGCCCATCCAGAAAATGGATATCGTCTATCATTAACAGATACACCAGTAGCCAAACTTTTGAATGCACTTATATTTCTGTATAAAAAAGAAATTACTCTTTCTATAGAATTATACGCATTATATATACTAGTTGGTGGCTCCAATCCGTATTTAGTTGTTGTTGGTATTGGTGAAAAATCTGCCAGATTTCCTCTCATATCAGGATAGTCCGCTCTAACACCAGATCCAATCTGTACCAACCCTTTATATGAACTTTTTGGGCGTGGTATTTTTAAATTTGCTCTGTTATCGTATTTACTTTCGATAAATACGAATGCTGATATTAGTGTCTCTAACGCTGGAAATTCTTGTCTACATGCTATTACCTCTTTTGTATTCCTGTAATTATAGCATACTTCATATATTTTTCTATGGTTTATTAGATATTCTCTAACTGCATTTAATTTATGTGGTTTACCATCAGAACTCTTCATACCAGCATAATTATTAGGACCAAAATAAGAAGTGGACTTTGAGGTTATGCCTAACAAAGCCGCATCTATGCCTGATTTATTAGAATTATAAAATTCTTGTATATCAGTTAATGTCCATAAATTTTTTTGTTTTGCCATACGAATTATACTTAATAATTAACATTTCCTGTAATAAATATCGAATAATCGCCATTTGCTTTTTGTTGGACTTCAGTTGGAACTACACAACCTAAAAATACAAATCCTTTTTCAGGCGATCCCGTAACTAATCTGTTTCCTTCTTGTTTAAAAACTTTACCACCTATCCCAGGCTTATGCCCAGATAAACGTGAAGCGCCTCCATATTTTCCGGGAACTCCCTTTTCTGTTGAGGAATTACCCTCTATTGTTTTACAATCAAATGCATATGATGGCTTTCCAGATGCAGTTCTTACTTCTAATATTAAAATTGCATGCGCAGGACTTCCCGTGCTTCGTTTTCCCAGATAAGCAACACAGCCGGGTACAAGTTGATTCACCAATAATCCATTCTTTTTTGCAAATGAATATGAAGGAGCCACCCCGGGATTTAAATTTCTATTTGTAATATACCTTAAAAATGGATTATTTATTTTTTCTATGGCATTTCCAATAATAGAATGTGCAAATGCAGCACACCATGCCGTTCCCTTTACCCATTTTTGATATTTTTTCATTATTTCAACTAGCTTCGTATCACCATACTCATCAAATTGACCATTTGAATTTTTCACAAGCCGAGTAACTGGCCAGTTGTTTGTTCCTATTTCATAATAACCACCCCAGTTAACAGCTTCATCTATAACAGCAGACTGTATTGGTAATAAGTTTTTTTTATTTATTTGATATTGCTCAGAATTTACTGTGCGCTTAGAATTTGAGTTGGATTCGTTTGTTTCTTCTTCTATTCGTGTATTTTGTGGGCACAGAATAACACTCTTAGAATCAACCTGCTCTAAGAAATCAGGTATTATTACATTGAATGGTATATTTCCAACCGCAGATTGTACATTATCAAAATCAGGTCTGAATTTTTTTACAAAGTTAGTTACAGAATTTTTTTCTGTTGATATACCACTTGTAGATACAGTACCATTTAAAAGTTTTTCATCTTCAGATATATTTGTTTGTGAATCAACTAATGATAAATCTGTTCCCGCTATCTGTACAACTGAATCTATTATCAGACAATTATCATCAATGTTTTCAATAACAACATTGAATCTAATTGTATCATCATCTTCAAATGTTTTATATACTTTTAAATTAAAATTTTTGTTAGTTACGTTGATATTTTTTGAATCAACTCCATTAACCAAATCAGCATATCTTCTTTTATTTGGATCAGTTCTAAATTTATCTGGGTCTTCCGATAAGACTAGGTTACGTCTTTCATCTGGTACAACTACAAACCCTTCTTCATTTACTTCTAAAGTATCAAGATCATCAGGTTCATCATCTATTAAAGACTGCTTTTGATTTGGATTTTGTTGAAAATTCAATTTTTTAAATTCATCTTCAGATAACAGTAATAATCGCGAATCGTAATCAGCCATTTTAGCTCCTCAGATTTTCTTTGAATTGTTCTTTTGATTCTTTATCTGCTTCGTCAGATGCTAATGCTGACTTATTTAGAAAAACTAAGTTGGACTTTATTTTTGGCAGTTCTTGTTTTATTTTATCTATGTTTGATCGTATGCTAGTATATTGAGCCGCATTTTTAGGTGGATCGGTGGGTCCAACCCCAGTAAGATGTATCTCACGTGATAACTCTTCGCATAAATTCATTAAATTATCACATAGTTGAGTTAGTAAGTCAAATGTAATATCGCCTAGCAATGCAGGATGTGTAGCATTTATTCCTAGATTAATTTTAGTTGCCTCTAGTTCTATTTTTGGACTTGATTCGATTGATATTATTCTATCAGATGAAACAGAAATCCCACCTCTGCTGGATATGTTTACTTCATATTTTTTTGCATTTATATTAACTCTATCGCTGTTTACAAAAATTTGATTTCCGGAGAAATTATTTTTTAATCCAGTGTCAAGTTTATTATTTCTTTGTAAATTTGATGTAAATGCACTGGGAGCAAAAAATATTTGTTGTCCAGATGTTAACCATATTGAAGAATTATCATCATTAATAGATTCAACAGACAAGCGATTATTAAGATTTTGCTTTCGTCCATTTGATATTATTGTTATAGGATCTCCAATCTTTGATGTACCCAAACTCCATGCAGGTGCATTTGCAAATGGGTGTGTTGGTTTTAATGTACTACCAAATCTTATAGAGTTGCCGTATCGTCCTTCTATTAATACATCACCACTAAACATTTGAAGTGGAATAATTTCGTCTTTTTCTTCAAACGTATCATCTATTTTTGGTTCTGCTGTATTTTTTACAGTAACACGTCCACTTGCAAAACCACTGGCATCTGAATCCTGTTGTTTATAATATGTTGCATTTTTACTTGTTACAGTTGGCAATGCATTATGATTATAACTTTTATGAACAGGTACTGTATTTAAATAGTAAAATGCTTTTCCAACATTAGTACTTTTAGAATATTGTGATGCAGCCGCAACCAATACTACTATTTCTCCAACTATTGGTAATTTTTTTAAATTATAGTCAAGTGGAGTTGCAAATACCTTATCATTATCGGATTTTGAATTTAATAATCTACAGGATATCGTGTAATATCCATTTTGTTTATAATATCCAGAATAGTCAACTGCAAGCACCTCTGCTTGTGAAAACTCTAACTGTTGAGATGTATTAAATATGTTCATCTATTGGTTGATTTTTTTCTGGTATGCTTAGTTTTTTGCTGGAATCTTCAATATCATTAATTGCTTCTAGCAGTTGTTTCTTTTCTTCTTCTGATATCATGTAATCCGAGTCAACGTTTGAGCTAGTGTTTGATGCCATTCTTTGTACAATTGCAGCTAATTTAACTAAATGCTCATCATTTTTTACACCAACCTCAAGGTATTCCTTGATTAAAGGAACAACCATTGCGGCATCATTTGTTGATTTAACAAGAGGCTTTAATTCAGATATCAATAGATTTATCTGTCTATCCTTTTTTCTAGAATTATCATAAATGTCTTTTAATAAATCAGAAAACTTTTTATTTGAGAATATTTCAAATTCATTTTGTATCATAAATCATCCATCGTTAAATTTTTAATACTTCCGGTTTCGTTAAAAACAACATAAAGTTGAAGATATATTTTTTTTATAGTATTTATAACGGCTGTTATATTTTGAGTTTTTACGTTAGTACGTTCTCGTATTAATATATACAACGCCTTTTTATTATAATTTTCTATATTTTCTCTATTTTTAAATAAATCTTTAACTGCATCTGCTATTTCCATATCCTTCTGTTTTATAAATATTTTATCTATATTTTTTTCCAGAAAAAATATAAATTCTTCTGTGAAGTCATATGTTTCTTCATTTTGCTTTGCACGTGCATATTCATTAACAATATTACGTTCAGAATCTATTGCAGATACATCTCTTTTCTTTTGTTTTAAATAATAATTGTTATTATTGTGTGCTATTAAGTAGTTTTTTGCAACAATGCTAAAGTAAGAAAATGCCTTGCCTTTATCTTGAGAGTATTTGTTAATTTTTTCTATTAAAAAAGATATAACTTCTTGTTTTACATCTTCATGTGAAACATCAAAATTATAAAATTTAAAAGTATGGATTATATTTTCCGCCAATTTATCAAATGCTGCATGGATGTGCTTATTATATATAATATTTTTTTCAGATTCATTTTCTGTATTATTATATAATACTATTGCATTTTCGGTATCTTGTGAAAAATAAACCTTTTGTTTTGGTTTTCTTTTATTCATGAAATCTTTATTTATTATTTTTTAAATAGTTCATCTAATCTCATTACTATAGTTTTTAAATTTTTAAAAAATATACCAACTTCATCATCTGCTTCAAAACTACCACGTCTATCGATAGCTTTTAATTCATTACGCATATCGATTACAATTGTACGTATACGAATAAATTCATCTGAAAGTGTTTCTACTTCTTTTTCTAAAAAGTCTATAGTTTTTAGAGAATTTACATTAGCATAAACACTTATAGCTAATGATATTAATAATAGAATAATTAGATATATCATATAATAGAATCAATAATTCCTAAGTTTATTGCTTCAACAGGAGTAAAGTACGTGTCTTTTATGCAATTTTCCTTCCACCAGTTTTTTTGCTTACTTGTTGATTCTTCAAGTAAAGTCAAAAATGATTCTTCTAAAACTTCCAAGTGTTTTACGCTTTGCTTAACATCTGACGATTTTCCAAAGAAATCGGTTGATATTTCGTGGAACATTATTGTTGAATTTTTCGATGCGGCTCTAGTTCCTGTTCCACAGGTCAGTATCAGTGCAGCGGCACTCATTGCACGTCCTCTGCAAATAGTGTTTACTTTTACTTTAAGTCCCTTAATGTAATCTATAATTGCAAGCGCTGTATACATATTCCCACCGCCTGAATTTATTATGATCGTTATAGGCGAATCATGGCTTTCATTTAGATATTTTCTGTATTGAAATATCAGGTTAATCTTTGCAACTACTTCGTAAAAAATAAAATCTTCTATATCAGAATTGATAAACAAAACCCCATTTTCCAAATTTACACCATACTCCATTTCGCTAAAAACTCTAGCGAAATATGAATCAAGACTCGTTTTTGAAGAATCGGGTTGTGAATCTTTTTTAGCTAACAATGGCTCATCGTACATATTCATATTATAACTCCTGTAAATATTTTTCCAATTTTTTTTCAAAGCTTCGTTTCTTTTTAAGATCTTTTTCATTTCTAATTTTACGTTTTAATTCTTTAATTTTTTCAAAATCTATTTTTGGTTGTTTTTTTGCTATTTTCTTTGTTGCTTTCTTTTTTATTTCTGTTGGTGAAATTTTATTTTTTAATTTTGGTTGTTCTACTCCCTTGTGATATACTTTCCCATCCTTATCAACAAATTCTTTCATAAATTTCCAACCACGAGGATAACCAATATTCTTTTTATTTTCTATTGAAACCGGTGGATTTCCCATAAATCTAACAACACATGCCCAACATAAAGCTTTTTCAGTTGTTTCACTTACATTTAGTGTATTATTGCAAATTTTTCCTGTAAAATATTTACTATCTTTAGAATTATTTATACAAGTAATTTTTTTCATCTAATTTTTACCATTCTCGAATATTTTATTTTATTTTCTGGTTCGCCGTATAAGTCTGTATTTTCTTGTGTTTGTGTAACTACTGACTCAGTCTGAATTTCCACTGGTGTATTTTCTTCGAGGATTGTTTCTACGTTTTCAATTTTATTTGTATTGATTTCGTTAATATCATCGGCTATGTCATTTATAGCATCTAATTCACCGGTAGAATCTAATAATATACTCTTTTTTTCTTTACTATCAAAATCATTTTTTTTCTTTATAGAATTTGCTGCAAATACCAAGGCAACTGCAAGTGGATCAAATACTAACATAATAAGCAATACTAAATAATTAACAACACTGTCCATATTGATACCAAGTGCTTTGCTAATATACATCAGTGGACCAACTTCTGATACTTCATTATTAGTTTCTATTTCTAATTTTTTAGATTCGTATAAATTTATGCTATCTAAAATAGCAGATTTTTTTGCTTGTATATTTGATAACTCTTGCGATATTCTTTCTAATAAAGTATTTGTTGCAGTAAGAGATTTTTCTAGCAATCTTGTGTTTTTATTTTTACTTGAGCTATATACATTTGAAATTGCATTGTCTTGATTTGTTTTAGATAATTGTATAGACTCAATTTGCTTTTGTATTCTTTGCTCATTTTGATCTAAAACTAGCGTTTGTTTTTTAAAATTTTCAATTTTTATTTCAATTTTAGCAATATCACCCTGTTTAAGTTTGAATGTTTTAATTGTATCTTGATAAGCAGAAGTTAAAAACCCATAAACACCGAGTGATGTTATGATCATAAGACAACCTAACGCAAATGTCATGTAAATTTTTAATATTTTAGACATTGAATTCCAGTAGTCATGGATATAGGTTGCCAGTATTACTTTAGATGACTCTAATATTGAAGCCACTGTTATTATTGCAATAACGGCACCGGAAAATAATTGCGAAAGACCAAATACACTATAAAACGCAGATGAAATAGCTAAAATTATAGCAGTCACCCATACTATAGCATAAAAGCTTATTTTCATTAAATTTCCTCAAATTTTATAAATAGTGGTAATCATACATATAATTATTTTATACATCTAATAAAAATGGAGTCCTAAGACTCCATTTATAAATTATATAGGATTAACCTATTCCTTTGTTTCCTCTGGTACGGTTATATAAGTCTGTAACTCATGAATAACCGATACTTTATCCTTTATTTGTTCTTCTAGATTTTTTAAAGCTATATTAAGATCTTTAATTTGCTTATTATAAAAGAAGTGCTGGATTAAAATGTATCCTAGCTGTATTATTGCAATAGCAATTACGCCAATTAAATTAACCGTTTCCATAATTAAACCCTTGAATTATAAACATAAACAGAAATCCAATTTTTATAAAAATCAGAACGTATTATAGTTTTACTATTTAGTACATCATCTAAAACGATTGCCGATGCAACATCTGCTAATTTTTGCTGAGAATCTAGTTTAAATGTAAATACTGCTCCCTTTTCTGGGACCTTTGACCAAAATTTTATTTTGTTAATGATCTGCGATGTATTAAAATCTTCATTGATAACATTACACATAACAACCCAGTCTATATTATCATTTATGTTTCCCAGTATACTCAGATTTCTGAGTGCATCATCTGCATACCCATTAAACCCATCTTCAAAATCATTTATATCAAAATTCATAAGATTTACTGTGTCATCTTGATTAGACCTGAATTTATTGATGTCTAAATATTCTTCAATATTATCAATACCATAATATTTGTATATTTTTTCATTTGTAAATCGTTCTACATAATAATAAAACTCACCAAGACCACACCCAACATCTAGAACTACATCAGAGGTTGTATTAATACCTATCGTAAATGAAACTCCATATGCAATATCTTGTTCCATTAGCGAGTCGTACCCAGATGCAGTTGGGTCCATTAGTATTTCATTTAATTCAGATTCAATGTTATTTATATATTGATCCAAGCTTACTGATTCTTGGGTTTCATCTATTTCTTGCATGTTAATAACCTTTAGTTTTTAAAATTTAAAGCTTCACCTATATTTGGGAAATTTTCAATAAATATATGTTTAATTTGATTTGCAATATCACGATGTTCTTTTTGGGTATCATCGCCTGTTCTTAATTCTAAATAATGTATCCAGCTTCTAAGCGATCCTTTCATGTACATTGTTGTTTCGGTTGCTAATGGAAGTATATCCCTAGCAACTTCACGCGCAACCCCAGCGTCTATAAGTTCTGAATAAAGTCTCATTGACGCTTCTAAAAAATCTCCAATCGCTTCAGATGCTTTTATTTGTCCACTTTTTTTATAATTTGTAATTTTAGATTCAGATAACGTTGGATTAAATGATTCAGCTGAGCTTTGCCTATTTTTTTCTGCTTGCTTTCGTATTTCTATTTCTTGAACATTTGTCACAGAAGAATATCTTTGAGAAAATTCTTGAAATGAAAATGACTTATGGCGTAGGATCTGTGCCGCTACCGAACGCCTAGTGACTATTTCAACAGTCATGTCAACAAATTCAAATGGCGACCAATGTTTATGCTTTACTAGATAATTTATAAGTTTAGGAGCAGTCTCGGTATTCATCTGATTCGATGGATTACTCACACGTGCTATATAAACAACAAATTCTTCAGGGGTCATTGTTATTTTTTCAGTTCCGTCTGAAATTTCAGGGGACGTAATTGAAACCAACTTTACACTCATTTTACATCGTCTTTCTTATTTGATGTGAATATAATATTTTTAAATTCGTCATTATTTAAAGTCGCTACTTCTTTATTTTCTATCCCAACTAGTTTTGTATACATTGAGTTTGATTTATACATTCCAATTACATAATCAAATTCTTTTTCTTGACCATCTATATACTTTACAGTTGCTAAGAAATGCATTTTTGATGGGTGGATATAGTGTAGTAATTTCATTTTTTAAATATTAATGTTTTCATTTTTAAGAATGTATGTTACCACTGAATTCCAATTCGGAAATTTATCGCTACCAAAATGTATGAATTCTCCTGTAAATTCCAAATTACTTTCTATTGCCCTATCATCTATCAGGTACCTGCCAATATTTAACGATTTATTATGAGATAAAATTAATTTTTTATATCCATACTTTCCAAAATGTTTATCTATCCATATTCTCTTATCAGACCAAGATGATATATTATTCCACTCTGCTGTAGATAGAAAATAAACATCAAAATATTTTGATAATATTTCAATTGCATTAAATGCACCATCAATTACTTCTAAATCGGAGTAAAATCCAGCTGGTGTTGGTGGTATTTGATATAAATCTAATTCTTTGCCATACATACGTTTCCACTTTTTAGGGAAATCGGCAACAACACCGTCCATATCAACATATATAACTTCTTTTTTGTTACTTATATCCATAAAACTTTATTTAATAAGGTTATTAATCAGTTAAACCAATATACGTTTTATTTGTTTAATAACAAAACTATAGATTCTCTGGGTATATTGGATTCCAGAATTCATATGCCTCATAATACAAAGATTTCCCCCTAACAGGATAAAAATTATCTTCTATACTTGCTTTGAATTCTAACAATTGGTGGCATTGCTCGTATCGTTCATGTGCAACATTTAACTCTATTAGCTTATCTATAGTATTATCATATCCTTCGGAATCTGTTTTTACAAAGATAATATTTGTATTTGTTCTCAATGTCAAAATTATTGTTGATTCAAAATGATTTTTAACTGCATATTTTAGATTTTCAAAAAAATAATCTATAAAATCATAAGAATCTTTTAGCGTTTTTGAAAATTCTACTAGTGTTGCTTCATCTTTGAACCAATAATCTGGGATATTATATATTTTGGATTTAAAAAGCTGTTTTGTATCCACACTTTTAAATTCTGAGGCATTTATTACTGTAAACGGAAATGATACATTTGGTTTTACTATCGCATCCATGCTGATCCTGAATCTAGAGTTTTTTCAATTTCAATATCGTTGATTTTAATTGAAGAATTTGAATTAGATAGTAGTTCTTTATAGAAAAATTCTTGCTCAAACTGTTGTGTTTTTCTTAGAATGGTTTCATCAATATTTGAATAACACAAATGATATCTAATCATTAACTTATTTAAATTCTGTAGGAATTTTCTATCGTCTTCATTGTTATGGTCAAATATCGAGTTCATTTTCGTTTTCAATATCAATTAAATTTTCAGTGTCATCAATTAAAAAGCTATCTGAAATGGCCTCAAAATTAATTTCATAATCTTTAAATCTATTAAAAACATTTTTTCTTGCAAAAACTTTATTTTGTGTTTTTGTTTTTAGTTGCTTTTTTGGGGGTTTCTGTTGTTTTTCTTGTTCTTGTTGCATTTTTTGCTACCGGTTTTTTAGTTGCAGTCTTTTTTGTTGCTGGTTTTTTGATGCTCTGTTGCGGTTTATCAGACCTTGTATTTTTTAAAATACTTTTTTTATCAATTTTAGATATCTCATGGGTAAGCTCATCTGTTAATGATATCTTTTTGTTGTTTTCCATTATTTCGTCTGTTCCAAATTGGATTGATATACTCCCATCTTCATTTTTTACAATCTTAAATAGCCCAGCATTTATTATTAATAACTCGTGAAACCACATTAAAACTGCATCTATAAGTGGATCCTTTGGGTTATTTGGTGTATCATTACTTATTTCTTTAAAGAATTTATCTAACATTTCTTCGAATTCTGGGTCATCTTTATCGAAAGTATTTAATTCTTCATTAAAATCCTTTTTGGCTTCAGGTGAATCATCAATTTTATGTTTTTTATAATCAGACGCTATCTTTTTTATCTTTTTATTAAAATCGGAAGTAGAAGGTGCGAACTGTTTTATTTCATCAATTGATGATCCGCTATCAATATCCAGACTATGGAGTAGTGATTTCATTTTTGATTCCCACTTTTTATTTTGCATCTCACCTCCTAACACGCAATTAGTTTAATTAACTCAGCTACTCCATAATCTGTTTTAATAAATATTAATTATAATTAAAATATATAACCCAGTTTCTTTAAAAGCCCCCCTTCCCCCCAGTATATACTGTTATATACTAGTTAATACCTGTATTAAAAATACAACTGTTTAATATAATATATTTTTACTGAATTTAAAAACAGTTTTGAAAATAGAATTAATAATATTATATTGTAAATGATTAAAGGAGATTAAAAATGAATATAAAACTTTCATACATAGAAAAAATATTAAATAATATTACTTCAATTGAGACAAATAAAACTGACCTCGATGAGACTGGTAATATTGTTCCAAACGGTTCTATTGAATTTGAAATAACAGATTCCACTGGAAGACTGTGGGGTGGCCGTTTATGTGAAATTGATAGTAACATGGAACTTGTCGAATTTTTTCCTAAATTATTTTATTCTGATATGTCTTTTGATAAGTTAATACATGAAAGTAAAAATTATGTTCCAAATATTAAATCACAAGAATTTGACGAATTATCTGACTTCATAGACTAAATTATGAGAGCATGTATAGAAAATAATTGTTATCAAGTAATACGTGTTATAAAAAATGGAGAAGCGTATGAAAAATCATTTTTAGATAGTGCTAGAGATAATTGTAGAGCAGATACTATGCTAAACGATAACAATGGAAATATTTTGTTGTGTAGAAAAATGCTGAATTATGAGCTAAATGAACAATCTGGAAAGTGGTTTTGTGTAGATGATATACCAAGAGAACCGGTATTAGAAAGTAATTCTACAATTAAAAAGGTAAGGAAACCTACCAGAAGAAAAAGGAACAAAAGAAAGTGAACAAAGAACAAGAAAATATTATAATTACAATATATGTTGCACTGTATGTAATAGGGTTAATATTTTATTATTTTAATATTTTGTTTGTATCATATTTTTTCCTATCTTTAGCAGGTTTAATGATTTATAAACATATAAAAATAACTTTGTTCATGATAAGGAAAGCCAGAAATGAGTACCTTTAATTGGGCGAAAGCGCAAAATAAAACAAAACGGCTAAGCCAATCTTATAGAGCATACCAAGAAAGACAAAAAAAGTATAACGAGTTAGTTATAGAACAAGAAAATACTCCACCGTCAGAGGAACAGCTGGAATATGTAAGAAATATTCTAAAAAATATGCCAGAATTATGTACAGGATGTGATGGATTTATTTCTCTGCGGAAGGCAAAAAGAATTATAAACGAATTTGAATCAAAAGCACCTATAACAGAAAAATTAAAATTTATAATTAAAAAAAATAAATTTTTATTAGAATCTAAGATAGATGAATTGACTATTAAAAAAGCTAAGCAAGTGATTGAACAAGGTAAAAGATTAGAAAAGAAAAAACAGAAACTAATTCAAACCAAACAATATTATCAAAAACTTAAAAAAAGTAAAAAGCGGAAGTAACTCAATGGTAGAGTCACAGCCTTCCAAGCTGTTGGTTGCGGGTTCGAGTCCCGTCTTCCGCTCAATCATAAATTTAAGGAGATAAAATGCGGGTAACAAAAAATGGATATGGGGTAGAATATAAATACCCAGAACACTTCTATGCAAATGAAAGCGGGGATTCATTCTCACTACACATCCCAGAATGGAACCAATTATTAGCACCATATGTAGGTAGACCAAATTTAAATTTTTTAGAGTTGGGAACTGCACATGGTAGGGCATCTGTTTATTTGTTAGAAAGTATTTTAACAGGTGAAAATTGTACATTAGATACAGTTGATATAGTAGTTGAACGAGTTGAAGATGGTGAAAAAATATCTACTTATGATAATTTAAAACCTTATATAGATTCAAATAGATGTAATTTTCATATACAATCTACGGTTGATTTCTTTTTATACAATCAGAACAAAAAGAAATATGATGTTGTTTACATCGATGCTTCACATGAAAAAGAAGATGTACTTTTTGATGGGATAAATGCATACTGGCTTCTAAAAGATAATGGCGTAATTATTTTTGATGATTACGGGTGGGGGGAATGTGGTCAAGGTATTGATGCATTTCTAAAAATATTTCATAGAAAAATAAATATAATTAGCACTGGATGGCAAATTGTCATACAAAAGAAGGAAGTCCCCGAACACAGACCTGGATATGAATTAGAAGGGGTCTGGGCATAAAATAAAAACACCCTGTTTTTGGCGAGTATAATAATTGATCACTATTATACACTGGTTCAATTCCAGTAGCAGGGTCTAAAATATATAAAGTTTACATATTTATATAAAATTGACATCAATTAGGAAGTTTTATGAAATGTTTAGTTACAGGTGGGTGTGGATTTATCGGAAGTCATTTGGTTGATAGACTTATAGATGAAGGACATGATGTTATTGTTATAGATAATAAATCTGCCATTTCAAACGAAAAGTTTTATTATAATTCAAACGCACGATACCATGAATATGATATTTGTGACTATGATGCAATATTTCCTTTATTTCAAAATGTAGACTGGGTGTTTCATTTGGCAGCTGAGTCAAGAATACAGCCGGTTATAGACAAACCACAGCTAGCAACTGAAGTCAATGTGTTGGGTACGTGTAATGTATTAGAGGCATCCCGCAGAAACGGTGTAAAAAGAGTTATGTATTCATCAACATCAGCTGCATACGGATTAAATAATATTATACCGTTAAATGAAAGAATGAAAACAGATTGCTTAAATCCATATTCTTATACCAAAGTATGCGGAGAGCAACTCTGTGAAATGTATTATAAAATGTGGGATCTTGAAACTGTAATATTCAGATATTTTAATGTTTACGGAGAACGTCAACCGATAAAAGGTCAGTATGCACCTGTAGTTGGATTATTTATTGAACAGGTAAAGCGTGACGAACCAATGACTATCGTAGGAGATGGTGAACAAAGAAGAGATTTTACATATGTTCTAGATATAGTTGATGCAAATGTAAGAGCCGCGAAGACAGAAAATGATATATTCGGTACTGTCATGAATATTGGAACAGGACATAATGTGTCTGTTAATGAATTAAGCAAAATGATATCAAAAAATATGACAGAAAAAGGATACACCGTACTTGATCCCGTATACATACCGGAAAGAGTTGGAGAAGCAAGGGAAACTAAAGCAGATAACAACAAGATAAGAACTAGTTTGGGATGGGAACCAACCACAACTATAGAAGAATGGCTATCAAAATATCATTATACATTTAGTTATAACTAATAATGAATAAATCCCAATTCATAGAATTCGTAAAAGCTGAGTGTAAGAAGCACAATGTAAAATGTGTATTAAAAAATACCGAGTATCTAAGAATAGACGGTATTACATGCACCGGACTATTCTATCCAGAGGGAAAATTAGTTGTAGCAATGAAAAGTTCACAGGGGTATGAAGTACTTCTCCATGAATATTGCCATATGACACAATGGTTAGAAAAAATACCAGAATGGAAAAATCACCAAAAAATAGACGCAGATAAATTTATTGGATGGCTATCTGGAAATCAATGTAGAAGTATAAAAAAATATATTCAATGGATAATTGACATTGAATTGGACAATGAAAAACGAGCTGTAAAAACAATTAAAAGATTAGGTCTTGACTTTATTGATATTAATATGTATATTAAAAAAGCGAATGTTTACGTACAGTTTTATAACTGGGTGCTAAGGAATCGCAAATGGTCAAAGCCAAATAAACCAATGTATAAATCAAAAGAAATATTAGCGCTTGTACCATCAAAGTTTAATATGGATTATACAAAAATTTCTGATAAATTGAATAAAGCAATGTGTTTTCATTATAACAATGGTTGATATATGGCAGATAGAGATGATGTTTATGAACAAGTAGAAAATCCTACAATGGAGTGGGAGGTAAAATCAAGTACGTTTGATTCTTCGTATAAAATCTTAACTGATGGTAAGATTTGGTCATGTACTTGTCTTGGCTATTTTTATCGAGGAGATTGTAAACATATACGTCAAATTAAAGAAGACACTGAAAAATAATTGGAAGGTTGCCCGAACGGTAAGGGGTCGGTTTGCTAAACCGTAGCCAGGTTTACGCCTGAACTGGTTCAACTCCAGTACCTTCCGCATAATTTTAAGAGGAAAAATGGAAACAATAGAAAATTTTAATGAAATATTTGAGAATGAATATGCTCCTATTTTAGGTAAACGAGTATATACATTTAGAACACTATTTAGATATCTAGGCAATATAGGTATTGATACACGCATAACAATAGTTGAAACAGGTACAACTAGATATCCTGATAATTTTATAGGTGATGGGTGTTCAACAATATTATTTGACAGGTTCTTAAAATCAAGAAACGGAATCTTATATACAGTTGATATTGATCCAAGAGCATGTGAAGCGGCACGAAGTGTAACGTCACAGAAAACAATGGTTGTAATTGGAGACAGCGTTAGCTTCCTAGCATCATTTAGCTCACCAGAGACAATAGATGTATTATATCTAGACTCATATGATTTCGATGTTAATAATCCTCATTTATCTGCGTTCCATCACATGAAAGAATTAACAGCAATTTATGCAAAACTAAAATCTGGGTGTCTTATTGTTGTTGATGATAATTTTGAAGATGGCGTTGGAAAGGGTATGTACGTAAGAGAATTCCTACATAATGTAGGAGCTAAATTAGTATTTGATGATTACCAAATTTGTTTTATGAAACCTTAATATTTTTATGAATATCAAAAAAGCAGTTATATTGGCAGGTGGACGTGGTAGCAGACTCCACCCTTCAACATTAGCAGTAAGTAAACAGTTACTCCCGGTGTGGGATAAACCCATGATATATTATCCAATATCAATGTTGATGCTTGCTGGGATTAAGGATATATTAATTATAACATCTCCCGAAAATGAACAACAATTTAAAGTATTGGGTGATGGATCGCAATACGGCATAAAACTTTCATATGCAGTACAACCAGTACCAAAGGGAATTGCACACGCATTGACGTATGCAGAAGATTTCTTAAAAGCATCCAAGTCAGATGACGCATTTTGTCTAATGCTTGGGGATAATGTATTTTATGGTAAGCAAGATTGGTTTACAGAAAGTGTAAAAAAATATTCTGGCCCAACCGTGTTTGGATATCCCGTTACCGATCCTGAGCGCTTTGGTGTTGTTGAGATTGGTGATGACGGCACAGTGCGGTCTATCGAAGAAAAGCCAAAGGTACCAAAATCAAATCTTGCAATACCTGGTGTTTATATTTTAGATAACACGTGTATTAGCTGGATCAAGGAGCATCAATCACCTTCATTTCGCGGTGAGTATGAAATAACAGATGTTATTAAGTGGTATCATAATAAGGGTAATATGCAAGTTAAGCACATAGGTCTCGGCATCACGTGGTTTGACACGGGCACCCCCGAAAGCTTACTTGAGTGTTCACAGTTCATATATACAATCGAAAAAAATCACGGCATCAAAATCGGGTGCCTCGAAGAAATCGCGTACAATATGAAATTTATTAAGCTCAGTGAGTTTAAAGCAATCGTATCGTGCCTCCCCGCGTCGGCGTACAAAGAATATCTTGATAAGAAACTTCGTCTAAAACTTTTAATCCTCTAACGCTATGGATATCTCTATGTCGGGGTCCCCGTCAACGCTTATGAATCCTTCTTATCCAAACCGTCGTATGCTAGACGGGCTAAAAGTATTTCCAGCACGTCGATTTGACGATGAACGCGGTTTCTTCACGGAACTCTACAATGAGTTCCTACCCAGTTTACCAGATGAATTAAAAGGCAATGTAGGGCAGGTAAACGTATCGTATTCCGTTAAAGGAACAGTACGGGGAATGCATTACCAGCTTGATCCACCGATGGGAAAGTTTTTTAGGCTTATAAAAGGATCAATCTTACTCATTGAAATAGATATAAGAAAAAATTCACCTACATATGGTGAAATGGAAACCCTTTATATAACAGATAACCATCCATACACAGTATGGATTCCATTTGGCTTTGCAAACGGGTTTATGGCGCTTGAAGATAGTTTAATTGGTTATGCTTGTACAGGACATTATAATCCAAGTACAGAACGCGCTATAAATCCGTTGTCAGCCAATATAAAATTGCATTGGGAAGAAGCTCACGCCCAATTTATAGGTGGAGACCCAAATTTTATTATATCAAAAAAAGATAACGAAGCTCCAATGCTTGATAAGCAAAAATTATTTCCGTATATTGAACTTTAACCTTTAATGTAGATTATTACATGCGCACCGACGAAACACCGAATATAGATACCGTTAAAAAGGCGATACTTGAGGCTACGGAGACGATAGAGAAGCTTTTATCGCCCAAGGTATGTAATGATATAGCTCAAGTGGCAAACGTTGTTCTAGACGCGTTTATACAGGGTAAAAAAGTTTTTATATGTGGTAATGGCGGTTCGGCAGCCGATGCCCAACATATAGCAGCAGAATTTGTTGTAAGATTTTTACCTAATTCAAAGCGACCACCGCTTCCAATGATTTCCCTTACAACAGATTCTTCTGTTTTAACAGCATGTGGAAACGACTTTGGATACGATAAAATATTTTCCCAGCAATTACACGCTCTTGCTAGCCCCGGAGACGTTGTTATCTTGATTACAACAAGTGGCAATTCTAATAATCTTTTAGAAGCAGCAAAACATGCAAATAGCTATGGTATAACAACTATTGGGTTGCTTGGTGGCAACGGTGGTTCTATAAAAAAATTATGCAGGTATAATGTTACCGTTCCAGCTAAAAAAACTGCTAGAATACAAGAATGTCATATCTTAATTGGTCATATCATTTGTCAAACAGTAGAAAATTATTATAATGGAAACAAACGATAATAATCTAGATCCTATAGAAGACGACTATGGCGTGAAACCAGATGAGTCTAAGGGTCACCTTATGCTTGGCGGCGTCATTATAGTACTCAATATTATTTTTATATCAGCACTGCTGTTATACTTTTTTTATACTGAGTTTACATGGCTATGGGTTACAATTAAAAATATTTTTCTCATCATTATACTCTGGGTCTTAACTCTATGAAAAAACAATTAATGGACTTTGTATACCTTTGTATACTAGCAGTATTTGGATATGTTATAATCGGTGGTCCTATTGCTGTTTCTTATTATTTACTGGGATACTTAGGAGTCCCCCAAAACCTCGTTAACGTAGGTACAGTTATTTCTTCAATATTCTCCATTTCTTTTTTTACTGCGTTTATCATAAAAATCTATGAGTACTCAGGTAAAAAATAATAACACCAATAAATCTATATGCAACTTAATGCTTTTGACCGTTTTATATGGTCATCAACAAATTTTATTGTATCAACACTTTCTAACCCATTTTTATTTTGCATTATTGTTTGTATAGCATTTTATCATTTTTATTTTCCTATTCATACGCAAACTGAATTAATATTTCATATTATTATTGAAGCTATGCTTAGGTTAATGAATGCTCTTCTTGTCTATAGAGCAATAAAAACCATTATAATAGAAAAAAATATAGAATAATATTTTTTCTTCCTTTTTTAAAAATAATTTAGTAAATTATATTTATGTCTATCGGCGTGGGTGCCTCTCCCGTTCTCTGAAGCGGTGATTTTAATTATGGCGTATTCGCCATGTTTAGCTACCACGTTTTCTTTCCCCGCCTGACGAGGTGTGTACTGAGACCCTAACTGACGAGTTAGGGTTTTTTATTTTTATAATGCATCGTATAGTATACATAACATTTTGTTAACGTCAACAATATGATACTTTAATTATCGTTTTGTTAACGCCAACAACACGATGGATTATTATTTTTCCATGTCCCCGAAGTTTATTTCGGGAACATATAGTAAGTCTATTATATAATGAACTTACCCATACCATATTGTTAACACCAACAAAATGGTTTATTATTTATACCATTTTGCTGACGTCAAGAAAATGGTTTCTTATAGGTAAAAATTTTTTTCCCCGGAATTTTTTTTAACACCCCCTTTTTAGTTTACCCACCCCCTTAAAAGATTTTTATGTTATTTTATACCCAATAAGGTATATTATTTATTTTATCCACCGGATTTATACCCGATTGGGGATAGCCCGTTAGGGCTAGGCGAACTCGACCGCTTCTTATAGGGAGAAAAATTGACCCCGCAAGAAAAACGACCTAAAACCCGTCTCGGATGGGTACTACCCCCCCTTGTTTACAATAAATTATGTTACTATAAACTACGTTACTATAAACTATGTTACTACCTATGGTGTACGTAGTTATACGTACAGGTTCATGTGGATAACTTTGTGGTCTATTTTTTATCGGTAAGGTATCACGTATTGATATTGTCCCTATATTTGTGTGTGAACGATACACGTTCATGATGTTTTACTTTCTCATAGGGTTGTGTCATGATGCACACACAAGCAACAGCAACGGTAACGTGTGACGGCGTTACAGAACGCGTAGCCATTGGCTACTTCCCAACGGATGCGGAATTAGTCCGCGAAATTGAAGAGCTACGCGCTACGCTACGCGCGGACTATGACGACGCAGTGCGAGCGGAAGAACGGTACGTAATTGTACTGTGGTAACTTGGCGGTATCAAGGGGGTCTTGGTAGGCAAGACCCCCCAATTTTTCAACCTAACACAAAACAACAATGATACAGAAAATTTCGGTAACCCTTGCGAACGGTGATACTGTGGAACACGTCACACGTTACGCGGATATTGGCAGTGCTACGCTCTACAAAACATTCCCTATGCTTTGCCGTAGCGCACACACTATTGTTGACCTTCAAGCTCAATACAATTCGGTGTGTCAAGATATTGAAAATCTTGCAAAGTATATGGCAGCCAACGGCTATACTGGCGAAGTAGCGGAAACTTTGTACAACACACAATACGACACGTATATGGAACGTGTGCAGTTATCGGAGTCTCTATATTACCAACTCTTGCAAGAACGGCTTTCCTACAATACCTTATGGGTTAGGTATCACAAAGAACTAGAAAAAGTCTTCTGATTGACAACCGAGCAAATGGGGGGATATTATCCCCCCCACTTTTTAACCAACACTTTCGGAGTTATGCAATGACACTTGAACAGATGCGACGCTCTAACACTAGGGGTTACTTTCTACTTGGTGTTGCCTATGGTCTAATGGTCTCGGCATTCGGTTTACTGCTTCTCTAACACCATCAGGGGAGGGGTTCCACTCCTCCCCACTTTTTAACCAACACTTTCGGAGTTATGTAATGAACAATCTCCCATGGCTTGGAAACTATCAAGCCAACACAGCGACACCAGATGCAAAGAAAGCTCTGGCAAGGATTCACAACACACTTGACAGTGTCAAGGATTATACAGTGTTTGACTGGATGTCAAGCGATGTAGTTTCTCAATATGCTTATCGTTGGGATATCGTTGGATATTTGGGTAATCTCATTGACAACTGCGGATTACACTATATCGCAGTCATCAATGACCACAACGGAGTTTCTTCGAATATGTTCCACAAGTCAGTGGACTTCTACTCAATCAATGACATCATTGCTTTCTATGCCGGTGATTGCGAAGAACCGACATACTGATTATAATGGGGGCCGAGTCAAGTGGTTCGGCTCCCTATTTTTAACCAACACTACTTGGAGTCTATGATGACACGCGAACAGAAGAAGAATGTAGCTAATAACTGTATTGCTGCTGCTTATCTCTTGATAATCATTGCAATCGATATGATGCTCCCGTAATCAATTAAATACAGCCCCGTGAGTTCACTGCTCACGGGGTTTTTTTTATTCATTATTTAGTAGTCATTCGATTGTCATTGGTCCAAATTCAACTTTTTTGCGCGTGATAGTGCCACTGCGTATTACATTTCACATGTTCCATTTCATACTGTTGCCAAACCCAAATGCCACACTCCC